CGTCTGCAATACTCTTTCCGCGTGTAAGTGACTCGGAAAATTCGGGATAGACCTTCTTCCACTCATGAAAGGTGTCTGGGTTTATGTTTAGGATGTCCGCCATTTCTTCGTCCGTACATCCGAGCAGTGCGAGCTTGTAAACCAGCTCAAGCGTCTTCTCGTCTTCGAACTTTGTCTTTCTGCCGACCTTCTGTTTTTCTTCAGGTGGCTTGGCCCTGGACTTCCTTAGGGCTTTCGGCTTCGCCGTTGCGGCGGCCTTCTCTTCTTTTGGTGTTGGTTTGGCTTTCTGGGCCATGGGAATCACTTATTTCTGAATTCGCGCCACTTGAACGGCTAGATCGCGAAGCAAGCGCTGGGTTTCTTCGGACTGAGATTCGTGCTTAATCAGGTGCGTCTCGAGAGTGTCCTCCAGCTTATTGATCCGATAGTCATGCTGCTGAAGCATGGAATACGCCAAGGCCACTGCGATTGCCGCCGACCCCAACATCTTGATCCAGTCACTCATCTTCGTTTTCCTCAATCTCTCGACAATTAAGTCCAGCAGTGAAGCCTGTGATATTGCGGGTGGAAGAAACGCCATGGGTGTAGTCCTCAAAAAGAAGGGTTCCTGTCATCTCGCAGGTGCATCCTGAGGCCGCAAGAGCGAACGCGAGCGCACATACCCGCGAAGGATCATGTCTCCGCCATCGTCTGAGAGGATCTTGTCCCCCTCGATTTGGAGAAGGACCTTTTGGGGAACGGCCGGCATCACCAGCGTTGGGCATTCCTTTTGCGGCTCGGGGAGCTTCAGGTTCGGTGCGATGGGCGCACTAATGCAGCCCGTCAACATAAATAGGGGAAGGAGTCGGATCATGGGAGCTTGGCTAACTGGAAGTGCATGCCGTCCGTGTACGGCATTTTCCAAACGCCTCCCCAATCAAAGCCTGCATCCGTAAAGCATCGAACGAAACCATCGGAAAGGGTTGGGGTTTTTCCAAAGCCATTCCATGCCGCGTTGACGTCGATCGCCAAACCCCAGGAGTGCAAACTGAGCGTCGATCCGCGTTTCTTGTTTCTGATGTTGAAACATCCATCCCATGTCTTTAGCTCCTTAACGTGACCGGTTTCGATCAGATTCTTGAAAGCCTTGAGCAGAGGAGCCGACATCGCCTTATTGCAGTAGACCTTCTTGGGGATGAAGCCAATCTCAAGCTCGGTAGGAACATCCAGGACCGTCATGAACTTTGATTCATTCGCCGCTGGATCCCCGAAACGGGCATAGCAATCCTTGGAAGTGATCATTCCTTCCTCCCCTCGCCCAGAACTTCCTTGAGTTCTTTGGCTGTATCGAGAAGCTCCTGTCCTTTTTCGGGTGTGATACCGGAACCCTTGGTGGCAAAAGAGACGGCGGACATGCATCCAAGACAGGTAATCAGGAGGATCGTTTTGGACAGCCCTTCCGGCATAGCAATGATCGCTCCCATCGCGAGCTGAAAGATTGCCTGCCAGTTCTGTCCTGCGTTGGTCGAGAGCATTACTTCACCCGCTTCAGGTACTGGACTGCCAACTCAATACCGAACCGTGCGGCGGATTCAGTCAGCTTCAGTCCAATCGTTTCGATCTCGGCGAGTACCCCATGGCGTTTCTCTGCAGAGCTGATTTCCTTTTCCGCCCAGCGCTCAACGCAGCCAATGATCCGGGAGAAAATGTCGGATCCCAGGATGGCGCCAGCAATTTGGCTGATCAGGTAAGCAATGACAGGGTTAACCATGGAAGCACCAGGCATAAAAAAACCCGCGTGGGCGGGCAAGGTTGCTCGAGGAGTGAGCGAATTTCTTTTGCGCAAAAAAGAACCGCCTTATAGGCGGTCCTCTGCGACATTGCGTGTGACGATACACAGAATCCGCACTTCCCGGCGGTCTACGATTTAACCTTTGACCATCGGTCCCATAGCGCTTCCTCTACAGCAATCGATTGGTTCTGCTCCTCCTTGAGCTTCTCCACCGCGCCGGGTGACAGCGTGATGGAGACTCTGACTCGTTTCTCTTTTGTCGTTTTCTTGGGGCGGCCGGCGCCATCTCTGACGCCACCTCTCCCCGATTTCAGTTTATCCATTGAGACCTTTCTGAAGCTCTTGGATCAGTTCCAGCACCGCCTCCTTCGGAAGGCTCGCATCCCATACGGGTCGATGAGTGTCCGGTAATACTGACCCAGAAAAGGTCGAGGTTAGCTTAATGTCGATCAGTTCACTAGAGGTGGGGGATGCTTCAGCCCAAAGCCTGTAGGCACGGTTGTGAATGTCGACATTTTGATTGATCAATCTTGCGGCCATCTTTTATCTCCAGTTAAAAACCCATGGGTTTGCCATGGGTTAAGGTTTGGTTAGGGGTTGGTTTGCTGCGCTTTTCTTGGCGCTAATTCGTTTCAGTTTTTATAAAGGGCGTCTGGTCTGTAATGGGGCCAGACCAATTGCAGTACGTGCATTCCCATGTGCGCGGCATGACGTTCCAGATCGTTGCGGGCCTTGCACATACTGGGCAGTACCCAGGTTTGGTGTCCGGGGTATCGAAGTCGACCATTTGTTTCTCCGGATAAAGTGCGCCGTCCTTGGCGCTGAGGTGTTAGGCAGCCAGAAGGTTTGCCAGTTCGTCCTTCAGGGTCCACAGGGCCTTGTTGAGCTTGGTGTTGGCATCAACGGAAGCCACCGCCCGGGTGGAGGTACGGTTGCCGCTGCTATTGCGACCACTCAGGCCCCCGCGAACCAGGTTTTCCTGCACCCGGTTGAAGGTAGACCAGAGATCCTTGCTGTTGTCGGCGTAGCGACGGGGGCGAAGCAGCTGCGAAGCCTGGATAGGTGCCGTGCTGTTGCCGTCTTCGTCGGTGTCCCAACGGAGCTGAAGGGCTGCACGAGCAAACGCCTCTTGCTGTCCATCGGTGAGCAGCAGTGCCTCGTCGCGACGGACCTGATCAAAGATCCGCGGGGATTCCTCAATCACCCGGTAGCTGCCCTCGATGACGTCGTCAACGATGTTTCCAGAGTGGCGAACCCGAACGGTGTCGAACACTGAGTCAGAAACAACCAAGCCGTTTGAGCAAACCAGACGGAACAGGCCAGCGGTCAGCTGGTAAGAGCTGGTGCCATCGTGCGAGTTGAGAAGAACGATCTCAGGGATGGAATCACCCACCTTGGCAACAGTGTCACCTTCGCGGCGGAACCGAATGATGTGACGGGTGTAGCCCTTCTTTTCATCAATCCTGGCGCGAGCCTCACCGGCCTTGACCGGGAAGAAGCCTTCATTGCGCAATGCCTCAACGGCATCGATGGTCGGAATGAACTTGTACTTTTCAGACGTCGTTGATGCAGGACGGTCTGCAAAGATGGAGGGGGCAACGCGGAACAGCTGTTCGTTGCTCAGCGGGCCGTGGTTGCGGAAATTGTAGGAAGAAAGAATAGCGCTCATAATCTGATCTCCGATGAAAGTTAAGAGTTGTCGGACGTTGCCTCGGGTGGTTGCAGCCACCGCGGGGCTTTTTCATGCCGGCTGTCCGGCTTAGATTCAGATTCTATAGACGTTTTAGATTTCGTCAATACTTTTTTCATCTCATCGCGAGCCACTGTTTTACCAGCCACCTCTCCGCCCGCTCGATGGCGTCCCCCCGGATCTCTTCGGTAGCAACGTATCGCTTGCGGATCACTCGATAGTAGGTCTCCCCTGCCCTGCAGGTTTCCCGCATGAGAGCGACCAGGCGACACATCTCTTGAACGTCAGCGGGTATCCAGATAGGGGGAAGAGGTCTCCCCTCCCCTGAGCTGCGTGAGTCTCCGATCCGTCCCAGCATGGAGCGCTGCGCCCGGGCCGAATACAGCCCAAGCGCTTCGAACTCTCCCCAGCGGATCAGCATGTCCCTGACAATGTCTTTCGCCGTTTTTCGTCTGCTCATTTTTCGGTCATGTATGCGTACATGCAGAGTAGAAACACCAGGATCAACAGGTCCCAATTCATTCACGCTCGCCCCTTCGCTGTAGCTCGATCAGTGCCATGAGGTTCCAGAGGGCATGCCATTCATGCGGCATCCCGCTTTCTGGATCGTTGCCTTCCTCCAGGAGATGGCGCCAGAATGCAGCGCGATAACGCTTCACTCCATCCGGTACGGTGATCCATCCGCCTTCGGTGTATTTGTTGGCGCCGAACGTGGCTATCGAGGCCGCGGCTTTCAGAGCTGAGCTGAAATCGACCAGCAAGTCCGCCCTCATTTTTCCTGAATCCAATTTGGCTCCAGGTTCGTGTGGGCTTTTGCCGTTGGGGTCAAATGCCTGACCCTGGCCAGTGAATGATTTCGACTGAAGAGTCATGCGGCCTCTTCAATGCCATAGCTTTTCTTGACCACCGTCAGAAGATCCACCGGACGAAAACTGTTCGGCTTAAGGATTTTTCCGTCTTCTCGGTGGATAGCCTTGCCCGTCTCCGGGTCCAGCTTGGTCATGTTCGAAGACCAAACCTCATCCCAAGCCATAGGGCCATTGATGCCCAGCGCATTCAGCATGTCTGCGGCATTGGCAATAGCATTGATGATGCCAAGGACCATATCGCCTGCATCGAGGCAGTCTGGTTCATCGTCTTTGCCGGTTGCTTTGATATGTTCCCATTCCGATTGAATGGCCCTGATCCAAACCGTCAGGCTCTCAAGGGATGAGTTTGCTTCGGATCCGTTCAGTTCAACGGGAATCCCCGTGATCGCAGAAACCTGGTCGAAGATCGTTTCGTCTCCCGGATCCCCCATGCCCAAGGCCCAAGCAAGGTCACCATCAATTCCCAGGGAAACCAGGGTTCCATACAGGACCACCATCGTGTCGATGATCCCGTCAACGGTTTCAACGATTGCGGCCTCGGCGTCAAACTCAGGTGTACCGATGGCCATTGCCGCTGCGTTCCATGCGTCAGTCAGTTCGCCGAATTCCTCTGCAATCAGATTCACATAGAGATCCACCTGCTTCGGATTGACGGTCACGTCCTGCCCGCAGGCATCCATGAAATGCTTCTGCTGTTGAAACATTGTTTGCTTGTCACTCATTCCCCTTACCCCCTTTAAATTTCGTCGGATCCAATCCATCGGCTATCGCCGCGTCCAGTCTTTGCCTTTGTTCCGCGGTGAACTTCGGCATTGCTCTCCAAGCCACAACCCCGTATTCCGGATGCCATGGACCATCAAACAAATTCCCATGCAGTGTCCTCATCTGAACCTTCTGGCCAGACGGCGGCATGAGGTCCAAACAGAGAATCCACTCCGGATGCTCATCAACGAGCGGCTCGATTTTGCTTTCCACGATCTAACCGCTGCTTAACCAAATTTGAGGCCCTCTCCTTTCGGTAGCACCCGCAGGAAGTAGATCCACCATTGAGCAGGTGATTGGCAACGACCGACCTGACCGTTCCACAATCACACTTCGCGACCAAAACCCGGTACCGTTTGGTCACGCCTTTTCTGATCATTTCCCGATCGGGCGCATCGCTGACGATGGTCCAGCGTCCAAATCTCGTCCCATCCAGGGACACCCTTGCCGAAACTTTCATCAAGGATCCTCAGAGTCGAACCACGAAATGATCGACGCGATAACGAAGATCACGGCCCAGACGCAAACCACAACTGCGGCGGCAAACAATTTCATGGCACTAGAAAGGAATATCCGAATCAAAATCGTCACCTTCCTGTGCGGGTGCAGGGTTCGATGCGGGCGGGGCTGAGGCAGGTGCCGCACGGTTCTCACTCGGCCGATCCATGATCTGGACATCGTTCGCAATGATCTCGGTCGTGTACTGGTCCTTGCCGTCTTTGTCTTGCCACTTTCGGGTCTGAAGACGGCCCTCGATTGAAATCTTGGTTCCCTTCCTGGCGTAGTCACGGAGAAACTCCGCGGACTTTCCAAAGACGGTGACCCGATGCCACTCGGTTTGGTCTTCCCATCCGCTCTGGGTCTTTCTGGATTCCACGGTGGCCACGCTGAGTGACCCAATCGTGGTACCGGAATTGGCCACCCGGATCTCCGGATCTCGTGCCAGATTCCCCACCACAAAAACCCGATTGATTGTTCCCTTACTCATTTCATCTTTTCCTGCTCGAACCACTGCTCAAGAAGCCTTACGGCCTCACCTTTTTTGATCATGTCGCCGGTTACCCGAAGCATCCGCCATCCGCGCATGGCAGCAGCGTTTCCTTTTTCGATATCACCGACGATTCCTGATCCCCTTCCGTGCCGCCCCCGATTCCAAATTCCACCTTCCACCTCGACGGCAAAAAGAAAATCGGGCCAGGCAAAATCAAAACGCCAGCGCCTGGGTTTTGCGAACGTGTGTTCGCGTACAGGCTCCGGCAAGCCAACAGCCTTAATCTGGAAAGCCAACGCTTCTTCCAGATCACTTGCCATACAGCGCCTCCAGTGTTCGGGCCACCAGGTCCTGCTCCGAGACCTTATGAATTCGGAGCAGGGTTCTTTGGCCGTGAATGCCAAGATCTCCTCGATGGCAGGAAGCACATAAAGCAGCCACCATCCAATCGTTCGCCCGCTGGCCCATACCTTGAGAATCTCGTATGTGATGCGCCTCAACTGGGACTGAGCCACAAAGGACACAAGGAACCTCATGAACCCTTGCAAGGTGTCGTTTTGCTGCCGCGCTCATGCAAAAAGATCCTGCTGAACTGGAACTCCTTCCCATGAAGGGATTGAGTTGTAGTTTTCGATTCGATCAGCGATTACTGACGCCCTCTGTGCAGAGCTGACTGGCACATAACTTCCGAACCGCTGGATAGATCCCGCATTAACTGCGGCATTTGTGGAGTCAGCTGAAGCAAGGGGGAGATGAGTGAAAATTGCCGGATCCAGCATCCGCAGACCATGCAGCTTGCATTTCGGTCTACCTGCGGAATCGCAAGCGACCGACATCACTTCTGACATCCTGGTCCACCAAGCAAACGTGCCAGGCGATGACCATTCACCAGATGAACCAATCGCAACGGTTTGGAAGTTTTCAACTAGCCATTCGAGCCACTCAAGGGATTCATGTAGGTGCCAAACGGGAACCGACTTGACCTTGCATCCCATGCGGAGCCAGAGGGTCACCAGATCACGGTTCTGCTCTTCAGTGCCGTCAATCTTGTCCGGGATCAGGCACCAATCGAGGCAGGGGTGACCAGCAAGTGAACTGACCCATGCGTGATATGCAGGGACATCAACATCACCCTCACCAGCTCTCCAATAACTGAAAGCAGAGTTATCAAGAACGAAGCTCTGGCAGAACTCCATAACCGCTGAAAGATCGTCCTGCCGTTTAAATGGAACTAGCCCATGCCTACCGACCAAAAACCGGCAGACGTTGTCTTTGGACCCGCCAACAGGAGTTCCGTGATAATGAATCATGCTGATCTCGACCTCATGAGCCGCAACGCAGCTTGTCTTGCATCTTCCTGCGTAAGCTGTCCTTTCCTTTGCAGGTCAAAGACTTTTTCCGCAAACCAATCGCCATCAATAACCGTCACATCGCTTTGCTGTTTTTTCTGCAGCCAGGCAATGTCTTCTTCCCAAAAATCGATGTCAGTTACCTTGGCCATAGCTGCTTTCCCTCTGTTGTCTCGATCCGCACTCCGGCAGGCTTCCCAAAAACGCTGCTGATGTCATCCAGGCTGTCCTTAATGACGGCCATCTGTGATTCGATCCCCAGGGCCTTCACTTCCGCTTCGAACTCAGCCTTTTTCTGTGCCAAAGACTTCACTTCCATGGGCGCAGATCCGATTGATTGAGGGCATAAGTAGGACCGTGACCCAAGTCAGTGAGCCGCTCTGGGGTATGAAGGTCATCGGCATAAGCCCACCCGGGGAAACTCACCTGATGGTCCTCAAGAATGGCCAGGACATAGACGTCGACATCTGAGTTTGTTTTGGTCGTCGACAGCAGGCGCCCGTCCTTCCTGCGAGTAGACTTGATGTCGATACGTTTGCCCTTGACGACCAGGTCTGCAGATCCTGATCTAGGGCAAAGGCTGAGGTCTGGCCAGACGTTGTGAAGCTTGGCAAATGCCAACTCGCCAATGATGGCGTCCTGATCAGCAGCCATTCCGTCTTGTGGACCGATCTTGGCGTCTTTCACGCCCTGACCACGATTGACCAGACTTCTGAAGCCACCCAGGAGGGAAGCCATAAGTTTCATATCAGCAGTGACCTCAACCGTCTTCAACTCATCCTCCTTCTGCGAATCGGACGTATTCCCGAGGACGGCCCTTTGATGACGCGAGGAATTGGTGGGAAGGTCCGTGCCACCAGAGATTGATGCGCGGTTCATCCTCACCGTTTCTCTGCTTCTCGCAGATCATCATGGCGTCGGGCCTCATTTCCAGCTCATCCCTCTCAGCCTCGCTGATGTTGGGCTTCTTGAGCATTTGTTCCTTCTTGCGATTGCGCCACCAGATGATCACCGTGTCGGCAAGATCGGTTAGGGCGCCAGATCCCTTGATGTCCATCTTTCCTGTGGGCTTGGAGTCGTCTTCACCCTTCCTGACGTGAGTCACTAGGAACACATGTGCGTTGTGCTGCTTCGCAAAGTCGGTGAGACGGTCCATGAATTCGCGCTGGCCGTTGTAGTCGTCCAGATCGATGTTCAACTTGGAAAGGTTGTCGATGACGAAGACGGTGATCCCGTACTTCCTTCGGGCGTAGGCAAAGACTTCCAGCAAGGTGTCGGCCTTGGCCACAGTTGCAACGTCAAAGGCCCAAACCGCAGGACTCATCCAGTCGACAATCTTTCGAACGTATTGGTCTGTGGGGTTCGATAGGCCTGAGGCTTGCAGCACGAGACGCTTGAGCCAGCGCTGAGGCCTGAACTCGAGCGATGCGACACAGCCCTTCTCGCCCTGAGAGATCGCCTCCAGCAAGATGTGTCCCATGCCTTCGGACTTACCGTGACCATTGACGCCAGCCAGCAAGGTGACCTCACCCGGGCGGAAGTGGATGGTTTTCTCCTTTTGCCAGATCAGGCTGAAGCCTGACTCTTCAGCGGTCGGATTGAACTCGCGCAGAATGTCGTCGATGAACTCAGAGACGTTACGGAGTTCGACAGGGTCCTGCGACCTGGCCTGATTGATGACTTCAGAAATGACGGACCGGCTGACACCGGACTGCAGGCATTCGTTGATGTCTTTGCCCGGGAGTTCAGCAATCCGGCAACGGTGACGCCCAATGCGTTCAACGATTTCCGTCGCCGCTTTGTGGCCCACCTCATCCATGTCCATGGCCAGAACGATGTCATCGAAGCGCTGCAGATTGTCGAACTCATGTTCGATCCAGGCCTGCTTCGCACCAGTGCCACCCCCAAAGGGAACGGACAGGGCCTCAATGCCATACTCGCGGAACGACATCGCATCGATCTCGCCCTCGCAGATCACGATTTGCCGGGTCTTTGGGCTAACCGCCTGCCAGCCGAAAAGAATCGGACGGCAGTCCTTGGTGACGCCGGTTTTTTTCTTGTCCTCGATACTCCTCCACTTGGCCAGCGTCAGATCACCGTCATGGGAGTAGAAGGGGAAAATGATGTTGCTGCCCTTCTCCGAAATGCGGAATGTGCGTTGGGTTTCAACGCTGATCCAACGATCCTTGAGGTAGGCAATCACCGGAGACTCATCGCGAACCACGGCCACAATCGGATCTGGCTTGGCCCAGCTCTTCGACGACGGGCTGAAGATCTGCGGCCGCTCCAGGGTGACGCCCATGTAGCTGGCAATTTCTTCCATCGCCTTGGCAATCGTGGTGCCTCTGGCTTCCATCCAAAGATCGATCAGGTCGCCATGCTCGCCGGTAGCGAAGTCAGTCCACTTGCCGGCGAAGTTGCCCTGCAAGGTGACCTTCATCGATTTGCCCTCTTCCCCACCCAGGGAACCTACGACCCAGTGGTTGCCTTCCCTTTTGCCATTTGGCAGGAGGTTATGGACGACGCTTTCGACATCACGGGCCAACATCACGGAAAGATCACGCGGGGTCATGCTGCGGTCCCCCACTCGGCTCTCTGGCGCGCTGCGGCATCTGCCATCAGCTCGTCGTACCAGTCGTCGCCTCCGCCTTTGGCTGATGACCCTTCGGGTGCTTCAAAGGCTTCCTTGAAGTGAAGATCAGGACCGAAGAAAGTCGCCGCCTGTTTGACGTAGCTTGTTCCGGTCTTGCCCACCCGATTTAGATATCGGGCATAGCGCAGGACGCCTGCATGCATTTCGTCCGCGGTGGCCTCACGGGCAGAGATCCGAGCCTTCCAGGATTTGTACGCGGCCCGCTTAGGATTCCCCCCGTCACGATTTGGATAGGCTGCCCAGGTCTCCTCGAATGCTTCGGAATATTCCGATGACGGATTCCCCGCAGAGTCCCCCGTGGGGGATATAGGGGGTATTTCTTCTTTCTGGATTATGGTTTCTGGTTTCTGGTTAGGCTTTTTTTGGGTTGGCACTGGGTTAGCGCTGGGTAACCCATGGGTTTTTTTCGGCCTGCCGCCCTTGCTACCATTGGCTTTCTGCTTATCGATCCAGGCGTAGTAATCGGCAATTTCTTGGTCTGCACGATGATTAATCCACCCGTTTTCAGTCAGGGTGAAGAAGTCATTCAGCACCGATTCAACCGAATGCGTATCCAAACGTAAGCGCCGTGAAACCCATGGGATATCGGTGGGTATCGGACGCTCGCTGTCGTAGTACATTTCGAGCAGTCGACGATAGGCCAGATCTTCCTCATTCGTGAGGTGCATCGTGGCCTGACGGTAATCACCGATATGGAACTTAAAGAAGTACATTCGCTGTACCTCTTGAGTTAAAATAGGAGCCAGTCATCGTCATTCCTCTGTTGATTGACGGTTGATAGAAACCCTCGGCGCCCACCGGGGGTTTTGCTTTTTTGTGGCCGGTCAAATGCTCCATTGCCGACGCACCGGTTTGGTTGATTCGATACCGCGCATGTAGGGACGCAGTTCCCTGGAATCACAGATCTGCTGAATGGCCTGTCGCTCCGTGTTGCTGTGAAGCCCCAGCTGCTCTGAAATGTCATTGACGGTGTAGCCAAGCTTCCGCAGGGAGATCACCTGACTGCGGGCCTGAAAATCCAACAAATCTGCTATCGCCTTACTCATCCCAAAGCTTTCTCTCTTTGGCCAATCCCAGCCGCCATGCCCTTGCATGGACGGCACCCACTGTCCGAGAGGACAGGTTCTTTGCAATCAGGCCGGCATTGACGAGTCCGTAAGCCAGCCGCACCAAAATGTCTTCCTTCGTTGTCCAGCCGGTTCGATTCGCAACCCCGAGCTGAAATGCCCTTTTGTGGACGGCATGTGGTGACCGATTCACGATCCTGGCCACGCGCTTTGCTCCAATGAGCTGGTATTGGTCAAGGATTGTTTTGTCCTCTTCCTCACTCCAATACCGGGTCACCTCAGTCCACCACCCAGCCAGATGTCGATCGCTCCGGTGAAACGCCGGTTTCGACGTAGTACTCAAACGCATCACAAACCGGCCTTACCTTCGCGCACCACTCCTGATGTTCAACAGAACACTGGGTGAGACATGGCGGAGTTCCGACAGATGCCTTCAAAGCGGCTGGGGATTTAGCATTTTGCATATGTAAGTCCACGTATTTGCTATAGTTTTTGGTCCAAACCGGTACCAAAAAGGGCCTTAATCGGAACTATCATCTGTGTACAAAAAGTCCGAATCTATGTCTGCCTCGCGCCTCTTCAAATCCTCACGGATGAGATGCCGAAGGTACTCAGCCTGGGTGTACTCCTCAGTGATCAAAACGCGCTTGATGCGTTTCCACAT